AGGGGTATATCTTCAAGAGGGGTGGGTACTCTAAAAAAGAAGGGAGAACAAAATGAAGTACAAGACGATTTTGAACTTATCTGTTTTGACTTAGTTAGTTCACCATCAACACCAGGAGCATATCTTTTTGACAAACCTGAAGATAAATTCAACTTTGAAGAAAACATAGAAGAAGAAAGAAATTTAAGAAAACCTGAATCTGAAAAAGGATTGGGTAAGTCTCTTGATTTAATGAACAAACTTTCCGATTTTTTGGGAAGATAAATAATTAATTATGGACGAAAAATATTTCATTGCAAAAATCCAATTTGAAACAGTAGATATTCAAACTGGTAAAACCAAAAAAACAAGAGAAGAGAAATTGGTGAGGGGTTTTAGTGTAACCGATGTTGAAGCAAAAGTTACAAAGATTTTTGAAAGGTACACTGAAGATTGGAGAATCACAAGTGTAATAGAAAGTAAAATCAACGAAGTAATTGAAAAATAAAAGAGGGGTCATTTGACCCCTTTTTTTATTTAATTTCATTAATATACAAAAAAAGTTAGATTTTTCCATAGAAGGGTATATTTATTTAGAAAAATAAATCTACTTAAATAGAAAATGAGCAAAAAAGAAATTCTATTAGACGATACACTCTTACAGTTGAAGAACTTAGAAGAGTCTATTGCAAAAAACACAAAAGGAATACTTGCTTCAGTAATGAAGGAAGAAATCAAGTCTTTAGTAAAAGAATCTTTAGGTGGTGACACTGAAGAGGTTAAAGAACAGGAAGAGGAAGATGAACTCGATCTTGAACTCGACACCGAGATGGGTGATGAGGGAGAAGAAGAGGAAGTTGAACTCGACCTTGATGATGAAGAGGAAATGGACGTTGACCTTCCTGATGAATTCGGAGACGAGGAATTGGAATCTATGGATGACGAAGAACTCGAAATGGATTTTGAAGACGAAATGGAAGACGAAGATTTAATCGACATCACAAACATGAGTGATGAAGAACTCGTAAAAGTTTTCAAATTGATGGGTGACCAAGATGGAGTTATCGTTCAAAAAGAGGATGACGAAATTCACTTAAAAGATGAAAACGCAGATGTAGAATATGAAATTCAATTGGAAGGTGAAGATCACGAATTGGAGGAAATGATGGACATGGATGAAATGGAAGATTCTGAAGAAGAATTAGAAGTTTCTGAGATGGAACACATGGACGAAGAAGAAGTGATGTATGAAATTGAATTTGACGAAGAAGAAGACGAAGAAGAGGAAGAAGTTGAGTTAGAAGAAACATACGAAGAGGCTCACGAAGGTGAGGCACACAAAGAAGAAGCCAAGGAAGCGGCTAGAACCTTGGGTAATGGAAGAGCTTTTGGAAGAAGAGGTTTACCAAAACCAAAAGCAGCACCTCGTCATTTAAAGGTAGAATCTTATGAAAAACAAATAAGTCAACTCAAAGAAAAGAATGAAGAGTATAAAAAGGCTCTTGATCTTTTCAGAACTAAATTGAACGAGGTTGCGATTTTCAACTCAAATTTAGCTTACGCTACCAGATTGTTCACTGAACATTCTACAACCAAACAGGAGAAAATCAATATTCTTAAAAGATTTGACAACGTAGAGACATTAAAAGAATCAAAAAATCTCTATAAGTCAATCAAGAATGAATTGGTTTCCTCAACAAATGTTGTAACCGAGTCTGTGGTTAACAAAGTTCAAAAAACACCACAAAAAGGTTCAACAAACTTAGTTGAATCTAAAACATACGAGAACGCTCAGTTCTTGAGAATGAAAGATTTAATGAACAAAATAAACAAATAAACTAAACAAAAAAAAATTAATATGGGAGCATTATTAGAAAGTGGTTTAGTTGGTAACATCGGTCTTAAGCACCTTAAAGTTATCAAAGAAGACACTATAAACAAATGGGACAAACTTGGTTTCTTGGAAGGATTGGGTGGACACTTAAAAGAAAACATGGCTCAACTTTATGAGAACCAAGCATCACACTTAATCAACGAAGCTGCTTCAACAGATTCTTCAGGTTCATTTGAAACTGTTGTATTCCCTATCATTAGAAGAGTTTTCTCAAAACTTTTGGCTAATGATATTGTTTCCGTTCAAGCAATGAACTTACCAATCGGTAAGCTTTTCTACTTTGTACCTAAGATTCAGGGTTATACAGGTTCAAGCGGATATCACTATCCACCAGTTGGTTCACCACAAGCTGTTCAGTCAGGATTGGATAACCCAAATCAGGGATATTCTACAGGTAAAAACCTTTATGATAGATTCTACGAAGGTAACGAAGCAACACTTGATCCTCCTGGTTTGTTCGATTACTCAAAAGGAGCTTACACCTCATTTACATCAACTGCTGTTGGTACACAGGCTTGGAGTAATGGTGAGTTAGTTTCATCGGGTTATGGAGCGGGTGAATACAGAAAAGTAATCATTGCACTTTCAGGTTTCTCAAACGGTGGTTTCGGTAAACTTTTAGGTCCTGACGGTAACTTAGTGGATAATGAGTCGTTCTTGGCTGACCTCAGAGTTAACGCTGTAACAACCATAGGTGGTGCGTTCTCAGGTGCTGGTTCAGGCGACTTGCTATTTAGAGTTGTAACTCAGAAGTATGGTAAGGGTATCGTTCAATACGGTTCACAAACTTCAACAACTTTCGGAGCTACTAATACAGCGAACGGTGGTGCATATGATGACATCTGTAGTGCTGACGGTAAGATTTACTTGGAAGTTGACCTTCAGGTTCCTTGTTCATTCGGAGCAAATTCACTCGATGGGTACTCAGGTTTAACCACAACTTTCGCTGGTTCCGCAGCAGCAGGAACACAATTCAAATGTATATACAGAATCTACGAAGATCTTGAATTTGAAGATCAAATCGGTGAAGTTTCATTTGACCTCGAGTCAGTTACAGTTTCTGTTGCTGAAAGAAAGTTAAGAGCTCAATGGTCACCTGAACTTGCTCAGGACGTTGCGGCATTCCACAACATCGATGCTGAAGCTGAATTGACAGCGTTGTTGTCAGAACAGGTTGCAGCGGAAATCGATAGAGAAATCTTGAGAGATTTGAGAAAAGGTGCGGCATGGCAGTTAAGATGGGACTACAACGGTTGGAAGAGAGGTACTTCATCTAACCCATTGACCCAGTATACACAGAAGGATTGGAACCAAACATTGATCACTGCGATCAACCAACTTTCTGCACAAATCCACAAATCAACATTGAGAGGTGGTGCTAACTGGATCGTTGTTTCATCTGAAATCTCAGCTATTTTTGATGACTTGGAATACTTCCACGTTTCAAACGCAGCTCCTGAACAGGATCAATACAACATGGGTATTGAAAGAGTTGGTACATTATCTGGTAGATACCAGGTTTACCGTGACCCATACTTCCCACCAAACCAAATCTTGATTGGTCACAAGGGAACGTCATTGCTTGACACAGGTTACGTTTACGCACCATACGTACCTCTCCAGTTGACACCAACAATGTATAACCCATTCAACTTCACCCCAATCAAGGGTATCATGACCAGATACGCTAAGAAGATGGTGAACAACAGATTCTACGGTAGAATCACAGTTGATGGTGTTAGAACATTTGACCTCAACGAATTGAGATAATCAATTTAGAACACAAAGAAAAAGGGAACTTTAGTTCCCTTTTTTTATTCCTCGGAATTTCTGATTTTTCTTATAGATTTACTTATAATTTCCGCCTCTTCTAAACTTAGAATACCCTTCCCTTGTGCGTATTCACAGCACCACATCAAGCAGAACATGGATTGTTCTACTGTAAGATTATCTATAAATTTGTTCAAATCATCAACTGTGTAATAATTCAGAGTATTGAATAAAATACCAAGTGGTTTTTGTTCTTCTTGATTTTCCATAGGTAAAAAATACAATTTTTCGTTATATTTATCAATAAAAAAGATGTCTCAGTTAAAAGAAGATTTAGCGGTTTGGTTTGGTAAAAAGAAAAAATCTAAAGGATCAAAACAACCACAAGGGCCGTGGGTAAATATATGTAAAAAAAAGGAAGGTGGTGGTCACCCCCCCTGTGGAAGAGATGAGGGTGAAACAAAAGGTTATCCTGTATGTAGGGCTAGATCTGTGGCTTCCAAAATGACTGAAGAGGAGAAAAAATCTGCTTGTGCAAGAAAAAGAGCAAAAGAAAAGAAAGATCCTCAATCAGGGAAGGGGCAAAAACCAACAAGAATTCAAATAAAAGGATACAAAAAAGAATCAGTTATGAATAAAAAGCCAATTTTTGAGTGGAAAACTCTCAACGAAAATAAGATTGTTTTGAGTGAAGAAATGAAATATCATATAGATAATAATATTTTAATTCACGAAAATGTTTTTAGGATGGGATCTGACAAATATTTCTCTTTATTTAGAGAAGCGAGAAGTTTAGGTTATGAAAACTTTACCAATCAAGTGGATAGATGGTTAATTAAAAATACTGATATTGGTTTGTTTGAACTTTATGAAGGGGAATTGGTACCTTTGGATGTTCCGATGTTGTATGAAGCTGATTATCAGGGAAAAAAGGTTCAATTAAACAAACCTATGAGAGGGGGTAGTGGTGGAAAAAAGTTCAAGGTTTATGTAAAAGATCCAAAGACGGGTAATGTAAAAAAGGTTTCCTTTGGTGCTGCGGGAGGTGGTGGATCTTTGGCTGTTAAATTAAAAGATCCTGCGGCTAAGAGATCATTTGCTGCAAGACACAAATGTCATACAACCAAAGACAAAACAACTGCGTCTTATTGGGCATGTCGTTTACCAAGATACGCTAAGTCTTTAGGATTAAGTGGTGGTGGAACATGGTGGTAAATCCTTATCAGGAAGAAGTAAATGACCGTGTAATCACCCGTGTTTTCAACGAAAATGTTGAGAGTGATGAACTGGTATGGCATCGTGATAGAAACGACCGTATTGTGGAGATATTAGAGTCTGACGGATGGTATTTTCAATTTGAAGATCAACTACCAACAGAAATGAAAAAAGGGGATGTATTGAACATCCCCAAAGAAAGTTATCACCGAATTATCAAAGGTTCAAATGATTTGATTGTGAAGATTTACGAAATTTGATTTGGTAGTGTGGTGAAGACATTAGATCTTCGTGGAATAAATTAAAATAATCTAACGCTGAATCCGCAGATTGAGCCTCTGTTTGGTTAATAACTTTTCCTTCCTTAATTAGTTCATAGGTCCGATAATTCATTGTTATGGGATTTGTCAATAAATACACAAAAATGTGTAATAATTACATCAATTGAAATTATATTTCAAACTAAAATTGACATTTGATCCCATCCTTGTTTCTTGCCATCTGTTGTCCCCTTCATCCAATTTTTCATTACCGTTAAGGTCTTGGAACATCACCAAATCTTGTGAGAGTAAATCTCTAACATTAAACTTCATTTCAATATTTCCGAATTTTTTGGAAACCTGAAGATCAATCAAATTTCTTCCATTTTCCCAAACCGATGGTTCTTGAATATTTCCGACGATGAAGATTCTCGGACCAACTATATTGTAACTTGCGGAAACACTCCAATTATTTTGTGTGTTATATAACAAACCAAAGTTATAAACATAAGGTGATTGACCCTGTAAAGGTCTTCCATTTTCAGATCCCTCAAATCCATTCAAATCAACTTCAGATTGAACCAATGAAACATTGGATGTAAGATTTAGATTGTCAATCAGATTTATTTTACCTTCAAATTCAATACCTCTGATAAACGCACTTTCAACATTTGAATAATAAATCTCTGGCGCCCCTGAAACACCAGTTCTATTAATCAATTCAATTGGATTGGTCAGGTTTTTGTTGAATATTGAAATAGAAAAAATCTCATTTAAATCGGGATAAAACTCAAACCTTACTTCTTGGTTATTTATTTTCGTTCTCTCCAAATATGGATTTCCTGTGATGATATTGTCTTGAATAAAGTTGTAGAAGGTGAAGGGTGCAAGTTCTCTAAATTCAGGTCTTGAAACACTTGAATATAGGGACGACCTGAGTTGGGTCTTGTCGTTGATTGTATAAACAAAATTAAATGAAGGTAAGAAGTCAGTTATATTACTATTGATATGAATTGGTTTATTTGAATCAGATTCTGTGTAGAAAAAGTTTTGATTGTAATTTTCAACCCTTACACCATAGATAAATCTAAATAACTTGTACTTTGTGTCAATTGATGCGAATTCTGATATTAATGATGAATTCGCTTTGTAATTATCATCAACCTTAGTCGATTCAGTTATTGTAAATCCACCCATCCCATTGTCTAATAACCCCATATTTACTTGAGAAAAAATTTGAGTTGGATCCAATAAAAGTAGTGTGTTATCAAATCTCTCAACACCTTCAGGATCGTATTGGAAAAATGCCAAATTTCGAGAGGTAAAATTTTTATTTCTATGTTGATAGACACCCCCTAGTTTCATTTCATTTTCGAATAATCCTATTGTTATATTTCTTGACCAATCTAATTTACCTGAATATAAATTCTCGTAAGAATAAGACCAAAACATATTATTTCCTATTCCCGCATTATTTTGAGAAACTGGTATTACAGCAACATATATTGTATTTGGGTCATCTCCGTTTTTCCTGTAAACTATTCTTCTTAAGTTTGGAATATCTCTTCTAACATTGTTGTAACTCAAATTCCAATTCAACTTTGAATTTATGATGTTGTGAGTTCCAATTAACTGTTGTGATAAAAAATTATTTTGTGTGTACCAAAAATTTGTTGATCTTTCCCATTGTCTTGGGTCATTATCCATCTCTCTTACACCTTGTCTTACGTTGATTCTATCTTCAGAATTTATGGTGTAAAAGTTCTTTAATTTTATGGTATTGTTAGGATTTAATAATAAAGAAAAATTAAGAAGACCACTGTTCGCAATACTGTGAACAAAAACTGAGTCATTAAGTTCAGTTTTTTGAACAACACCTAAACTTTGTTCTTCAAAATCTCTTCTTGTTGTAGTAGTAGTATTAAACTGACTTGAATAATTATAAGCTCCACTTAAAAGAAGGGTTCTACTTCCAAATGAATAATTTTTTCCTACTGAATATTGAAAAGTAGAAGATACAGGTGCTTTTCTTGAATATGTTGACCAATCGGTTTGAATCAACGATGCAAGTTCGGCCCTTTCTTGTTTGGATAAATTTACAAACTCAGAAGTGTTTGGAATATTGTCAGGTAAACATCTAAATTCCGATCCCAACCCTATTGGATCCATTGGACTCCCTCTGTAAGTTCCAAAGTCTTGGAAGGTGGTCATCGTATTGAATGATGTTCCGATTTGAAAATTCTGATATGTCACTTCCTTCGGATCTGTTGTATTGATATTAATTAAACCACCTGAGAATTCACCAGAGAGATCAGGTGAAGACGATTTATTAACATACAAGTTGTCAATCATATTGGAAGGAAACAAATCAAATGAAAATGCTCTTCTATCTGATTCGGTTGAAGGAAGAGGAGTTCCGTTGATATAAGCGAAGTTATATCTATCGTTTAAACCTCTGATAATGACAAATTTATTTTCTTGTATCGTTACACCCCCCACTCTTTTGAATACATCGGACGCTTTAGCGTCGGGTGTTTTACTAAAAACCTCCGAAGAAACACCATCAATAACTGATGCTGATCTTTTTTGTAAGGCAATCATCTGTGTTGCTGATTGCTGATTTGCCTGAGCAACAACTGTGGCCTCACCTATTTCCAAAAAGACGGGATTGAGAGATACATCAACAACCCCACTTTTTCCAACCATATTTATACTTTGAACCGAAGTGTCATAACCGATAAAACTGAATCTAACATTATAAACCCCTGAAGGAATATTTTGAATTGAGAAGTTTCCATCAAGGTCACTCATCGTTCCCTTACCTAATTCCTCAATATATACCGTTGCGCCAATCAACGACTCCCGTGATTGAGAGTCGTTGACCGTGCCAGATAAATTATATTGTGAAAATAAACAAAAAGGTAAGAATAAAAATATAAATAGGTTGAAGTATTTCATTTTACTTTTGTATTACAAACTTCTGAACATCGTTGGATGTTTGGATGAAATAAATTCCATCTTCGAAGTTCGAAAGATTGATTGTGGTTGGTGCATAATCCTCATAAACTCTTTGACCCACCTGATTCACCACAAAGATAGGGGTTCTATTTGGTGAAACAACATTCAAAAATTCAGACGTTGGGTTGGGGTAAATTGTGAAGTTGGATGTAGGTTCATCTTCAATACCGATCACAACAGGGTTAGATAAAAGTGGATGTGTGAAATCCGCTCCCAAAGCTGGTGAATTACTTTCGCTAAGTCTAGCATCAGGAGTCAAACCCAAATCAACAAATAAATTAACCCAATCAATTTGTTCAATTGTTGTTGTTGAGTCGTTGTTGTTTACACCAAAGAATGAATTGTAAAAATCTTCGGTTCCTGAAACACAATTTGAACCAACAGGAAGATCTGCTAAAATATTGTTAGCAAAAACCAAATCTCCGTTTGTTACATTGACTTGGGTTGAAGTACCTTCAATAGAAACACCTTTTTTCCATCCCGTCACCAAAGAGTTAAAAACAGAGGTTGATGTATTTCTCCTCAATCTGAATGCTTTTTGAAAGAAAATATCAGCATCAGGAATTATTTCTGAAGTATCGTCACCATAAGGCCCAATCAATGTCACATTAGAAAAAACAGGTGATGTTATGGGTTCATTAGCGGACCCTTGACCATCGTTGTCAGATTCAAATGAGTTAGAGTCTCCATTTACGTCATACATATATTTGTTTCTGATTGACAAAACAAATTGAACTTTTCCTCTATAACCAAAGTCGGTATCAAAATCATCATCAATTCCACTATATGCGATAAGGTGTTTGCAATTTACAGTACCACCGAACCACTCAAATGAATCGTCACCTGAATAAGATACTTGAACATTATTTACATAAGTCCCTGAACCCACAGAACCAAAGGTGATTCCGTTGATTTCTTTGTTTGGTTCAAGAGCAATACCACAAAATTCAACTCTAACATATTCTAATATACCTGAGTTGTCATTATCGTCAGTGCCACCATATTCAGTATCTAAAGAAGCGGGAATACCTTCAATATTTGCAAAACCACCAGGTTGATTATTGATTGCATTACCCAAAATAACTAATCCACCCCAATCACCCTCAGCTCTCTCACCCACAGGTTGATTAGATGTAAAAACGATGGGTTGGTCTTGTGTCCCTTGTGCAATAATTTTGGAACCTTTCGTGACAATCAAAGTTGCTTGTGTTGATGCGTCTCCTCTGATAATTGTTCCTGGTTGAATTGTCAAAACCGCACCATTTTTGACATACACTTTGTTTTGGAGTTCAACAACACCTCCGATGGTTGTATTTACCGTAATATCAGAAGAAAGGATCATAGATGGGATTGGGTATTCTGTGTTTTGTGGATCCCAATTTGTCCATCCATAAGTCCAATCTGTGGCTGTTGTGTTGTCAGTTACAGGAAAGGCACCTCTGTAGTTTACGTAATCCCAAGTCCATTCTTGAGCATTAGTCGTCAAAAGACCCATAAATAGTGACAGGGTCAGCAAAATTTGTTTTCTCATAATCATCCTTTTTTAAATTTATTGTAAATTATACGAATATAATTACAATAGATCAAAGTTAAGGTGTTAAGAGAATGTTAATTGAAGGATATAGTTTTGTTATTTTTTACCTTTACAGTAGGAACCTGAACATCTTTTCTTACCATCAAGACCTGGCATCCTTCCTTTACACACTTGAACCGCATATCCATTAGCATATGCACTTGGATAAACATCATACTTCGCTTTAGCCGCCGATATACCACGAGAACATAATTTATTTGATTTTTTCTTCTTCTCGGTAATGTAAGCTTCAATAAGGAATCTTCTCAAGATTTCTTTCATATCTTCATTATTTAAAATAATTTTACTCATTTTTTATTTACGACTTGGAAATTTATTTCGTTTTTGTATGTGACAACATTGTTATTTTGATTTAGTTGTAAATCAATAAAATATTCATTTGGAATCTTATCTTTCAGGTCCAAAATAAAGAAATATTCTTGTGGTGTTCTATTAAGTTCAGTCCAATCTGTAACTTGAACCTCTGTTTGACCCTCCTTTACATATATTCTATATTGAACATCAATATCTTCCACAATATGTGACTTTGTATATGCTTTTTTAGGTATAACCGATATTTTTCTTTGATCGGTGTTCAATATTTTCTCAGCGTATTGAATTCCATAGAATGTAAATCCGTACTCTTGAGTGTCGGGTAATGAGGTGTCATATTGTAAACTATCACTATATGATTTGAGTTCAAATTCATTATCAATATTGGATAAAGCAACACTATTTAACACAAGATTTTTCCATCTATCGGTATATAAACAATTCAAACTTCCCCCCGTAATGGCAGGTACTGAAACCTTATATATCCCTTTACTAACTCTACAGGTTGAAATACCTGTCAATCCCGCAATTTCATCTCCGTTTGGATCCAAGATGTCCACCGTAGGACTTGAATCCAAATTTATTGGAGATCCGTTCCTTGATATGTAGAGATAAAGTTCATTGGATGTACCCTCAGTAAAATTAGTTCTTGAATCATCGATTACATCATTCCAAGTGGAGTAAAGGTAGGGTTCATAAAATGTTTGAGTATGTCTTGTAAAGAATCCCACAAAATATGATTCACTCAAACCTGTTAAGTTTTCTACTTGTGGTACATAAGCAATACCCCACCCGACATTATTTGTCAAAGATCCGTTCAAAATGGAGTTTATTTCACTAGTCATATCAAATGAAATATCTTCGTCACCAAATTCAAAATGTTGTGTATCTACAATGGTGAGTGCAGAATAATTGACCTTACCACTTGTTCCACTATTGTCATTTATATAAATTCCGTTTGTGCTCCAATCGTAAATAAGTTGTCTGTCAAAGTAATTTGATGGTCTCAATGAATAGGATTTATCAGTTTCAATAATGTTTCTATAATATTGACTGTCAACATTATCTACTGA